ATGAAAAAGATAACGGAAATTGCAGAATTAATTGTAGAAAGTTTATATGCACTTGCATGGTTAGCGGCAGCGTGTTTGATTCCGTTTGCGATAATTCGGTCGATCTTTAGGCTTTTACAAGACAATGGCTTGGGAGATATGCCATTTACTGAACAAGTTATTTATATGGTTGGGATTTTGTGGATGATTGATCTCATAGTGCGTCCGATCATTGCCAAAGTACTGAATACGAATATAGATCGAATAAACAAGGTTTTTATGTGGCAGCCATCTAAAAAACAGGAGGAAATAGAAGATGCAAGATGTACAACAGCAGCAACAGCAAAAGACGCTTAAAAGCGCTAATACGCTGCAAAGTGTAATTGGTGACAATCTCTTTCCGGAAGTACAGCATATAAGCGATGTTAAGCAAGTCCTGGAGCTAATGAAAGGCATTGCTCAAAACATAAGCCAGGAACAATTGAGAGCAATTGTTTTGCTTAAGCAATTGGGGGAAAACAAGGTGATCCATCCGAATGGTAGTCCTTATGAAGATTTGATTAAAGCGATTTTGACAGACTATAAAACGGCTGTAGCTAATCCGGCTTACTACTTAGATACGATTGAGGAATTAATACCGAAGCAGCCAAAACCTATTGTATTTGCACCTAACGGCAAGCAAGTAACTACAGGGAGGTAATTGAATGCACCACATACTAATACAAGGCGGATTGGGTACAGGTAAAACGTTGATGATGTCTCTTTTAGCGCATTGGTGGAAAGAGCAAGCAATGCTCCAAGGGGCAAACATTGAATTGTTTAGTAATTATGATCTTAAAGATAGTACAACGATGTTGGATTATACAGATTGGTATAAGGTGGCTGAAGCTGACACGAGTATTATTTGTTGGGATGAAGCGCAAGTTGTTTTTAATAATCGTGCTTGGAGTAAGTTTGGTCAAGGAATAGCTACAGAAGTAGCTATGTATACAAGGAAATTAAGAAGTATACAGATCTATGCAACACCGAATGTTGGAAACGTAGATTCCAGGATACGAGATATTATCGAAGTTGTCGTTACTATGCGAAAAGACAATAAGGGATATCATCTTTATTTTACTGACTTTTCGACTAAAGAGTTTTTAAGAAAAGCTTTTATACCGGAGTGGAAAGCAAAGCGAATATACAAGTTGAATCTTTATGATACATACGCATTTGTTCGTGGTTTTCCTTTGCCAAATAACGAAAAACAAGCGGAAGAATTTTGGGATAAATTAGACGGCATACACCGTAAGAAGATGGGGATCTCGTCTAGGGGAGGGATTTTGATTGATTGAATTTAGTATTGTACCACCGGATCTAAAAGAAAAAGATCCTAGACCGTTTGCATATCTCTTTCCAAACATGATCCGTAATGACGATCAAAGTTTTGTCGCTTTCATAAAAAAATGGCAGCGTTTTGATTTTTATAACAGTCTTAATATGTTCGAAGAATATGCACATGCAAATGGCTTTTTATTGTTCCCAGCCACGTTAATGCATTGGCGTAGACGTAACGGATTTGGTCAAGAAAGACGTGCTAGAGTTGGACGAAAATCTTTTTACCTGGTCAGAGAAAATGAACTGACAGAAGGAGAAAAACAGAAACTGTTAGATCACATAGAAGAAGTGAGGAGAGAGCGTGTATGATTCTGGTTATTAATCACAAAGAAAGTGCTGCACTAACTTTGCATATGGCAATTATGCGCAAGTCTTATAGAAATCTCATTAAAGCACGTTACAAGGCTCAGAGGGACGTTTTGTATGTTGCCTACGACTATGTATGGCAAAAAGCTAAAGAAGCTCTAGAAAGTCAAAATAAGGTCAATGAAGTGCATCTCAATGTATTGGATTTGGAAATGATTTGTGAGTTTTTGAAAAGTTATGCAAGTAAGTTAGAAAAAATGGATCTAAAAGATATGGATCTCGAGCAATTGGAGATTTTGAAAGAATTACATATACGCTGCGAGGAGTTGAAAGCAGCATGAGTATGAAGCAAAGAAAAATGCGCCAATTGAAAAAGGCTGCCAGGAGAGAATTGATTTATCAAATAGTAAATAGTATCCCGGCACCGAGAGGGATCAAGAGAATTTTAAGAAGTTTGTTGTCTACTATATCGCTAAACTTAGTATTTGTTGCTGCACTAGCTTATATAGTTTATCTAGTTGTGGGTGGCGTCTAGCTGCTCATTTTTTTTAGGGTTTTGATCTTGTTTTTTGAAAAGAGCGAAGCGAGTTTCTACTTTTCTTGATACTATACGTAACTATTTCGGCACGAAATCGGTGCGTATAGTCGGGCTTAAGGTCTTGGTACATAAGGGTTTTGAACAGATTTGAGGTCGTTTTCTTAGGATACGATTTCATAAAAAAAGACTTGTTCAAAATCCAACATTGTTGTAAGTTTAAGGTGACTAATCTGAAACTTAACAAACATGGGGAAGGAGAACAAGTCATTTTTTATTTATATACAAGATGACTTTACAACATCTATGGAACAAAATCAAGACACATCTAACGCTATTTACGTGGATAAATCTAGCAAAATATCAAAAAAACAACTGAAAAACACTACTTTAGGAAAAGAGGTATTTGAGAAGTACACACCAAAAAAAGATTTGAACAGAAAGGCAGCATCGTTTATGGAAAAACACTTGAGTGTAAAATCTGTAGTACGTTTTGAAACGTGTAGTGATTACATGACATTTTTAACAAACGAAGGGTTTACGAGTAAACGACTGCACAGAGCTAATTCGTGTGGCAATCGATTTTGTCCAATATGCACGTGGAAACGAGCAAAAAAGGACGCGATCAAAATGTCTGTGATGATGGAAGCAGTTAAAGAAATTGAGCGTAAAGAATTTTTGTTTTTAACTTTAACAGCGCCAAACTGTCAAGGTGAAGAACTACCATATCAGATTGATGATTTTAATAAAGCTGTTAAAAAGTTGTTTGATAGAAGAAAAGTTAAAGGTATTGCAAAAGGTTATATACGAAAGTTAGAGGTTACAACTGACCAGGAGCAATTAATAACGGACAAGCTATATAAGCGTAAAAAAGATTATTTTGATAGACGTGGTTTGAAAGTTGGAGATCCTAATCCACAGTACAACACATATAATCCGCACGTACATATCATCATAGCGGTAAATAAAAGCTATTTTAATAAACCGGAGGAATACATAAGCCAAGATAATTGGTTATCTATGTGGCAAGAATGTATGGGGGATTCGTCCATTACACAAGTGGATGTGCGAAAAGTACGTGATAGTGAAAAATCACAATCAAATGCAGTCCTGGAGGTTGCGAAGTATAGCGCAAAAGGGTCGGATTTGTATCACAGTGAAGTCGTTTTTGATACGTTTTATATTGGATTGAGAAAACGTCAGTTACTTGTATATAGTGGATTATTCAAAGACTACGCTAAGAAATACGAGAATGGGGCTTTAGATAATTTCAAAAAGCAAGACGAAGCGATCTACACGCATTTGTTAAAATCGTTGTGGGCGGGTTCTGCGTATGAAAATAAATTGAGAGAATTGACACCGGAAGAATTTCAAGAATTTAATAAGCGTGCTTTGTATATTGACGAGGACGAAAATGTTGAGTAGCAGAAATGCTGCTCTTTTTTTATTGTGTCTAGACAAAAATAATTACAAAAGTCTAGACGTTTTGTCTAGACATAATTGTCTAGACATGATATTCTATTTATAGAACAACAGATTACATAAAACACCATTCATACGGGGTCTAATCAGCCATTTGAAAATGATTAACAAAAATTAAATAGAGGTGAAAGAAATGGAAGGATATTGGACTTTTTCTGATGAAGAATTGGCATGGGAAAATGAATGTTTTGAAACAAAAGAAGAAGCGATTAAAGAAGGTAAGCGTTGGTATCCAAACGGTTGTTGTGTGGGACAAATAGGGCGTTCTGACAGGAATGAATATGTTGTAACTGCGAAATCTGTAGAGTGGATTGAGTAGCTGGGCTATAGGAAATTTTTTTGATGGTTTTTCAAATTTTATGATTGAATGTATGGCTTTAATTTGTGCCATGTTTTTTGTAAGTATTCTATTATTTTTATTAATTTATTTTAGTGGTGAGGATCTCAATGATATTACAGAGATTATTAGAGACATTCTATTTTTAGGAGGAAAAGAAAATGGATAAAGAAAAATTCATTGCAGAAAGAAAAGAATCATTTTACGAATTTCTTGAAATTTATAAAGTAATTTCGCTTAAAGAAGAAATTAGCGATTATGACAAGAGATTTATTGATGGATTTTTTAGGAATTTTTTTGATGCTGTATATGATCAAGGTGGTTTAGATACTCAATTGCGTTCCATTGAAATTTTAAAAAATAATAAATACTAGGAGAAGTTTTCATGAAAAGACAGCAAGAAAATTATAGAACTGATGATGTTACAGAGGCTTATTTAAAAGCAATTGTGGACACATTAAAGGAAAAAGATGAAAAGATTGATAAATCAAAGGTGCACCGTCAGGCTATAGCATATTATGCGAACTATGTTTTATCACAAGATCAAATAAAAGATATACAAATGCAATTGTGGTTTGGTTCGTTTGAAAAAAAATAAAAATTTTCGAAAAAAACGAAAAGCAAAAACAAAGAAATTTCATAAAAAAATTCTTTGTTGATAAAGAAAAATGTTAAAAAAAATCAAAAACTGCAAAACGATGAAAAGGTTCAAATGGTATTTAATTTATAAAATTATATAAAAAAATTAGAAACATAACGTAGCAACCGGGATCTTTGAAATTTGGTTGCGGCGCAGAATATAAATAATAATATATTATTTTAAACAGGACACCGTTAGGCAAGAATATTTTATGAAATTCAATAGATTACCAAAAGTCTGTGTCTAGACAAAATGGTCTAGACACAAAGAAACACGCAAGATACAAAAATAGTAATTTTTTCGTTTTCAAAAAAATTATTACTAGATTGTGTCTTACGTGTTTTTTAGCTATATAAAGGCATTTATTGATACTTATTGCACTATTTTTCATGAATAACCTGAGAATATTTAGTAAAATAGCTATAGACAATTTCGAAGATTATGTTTAAAATCGCAATTGTAAACAAGCAAATAAAATAAAAATAAGTTGCAGCCCAACATTTCCGCGCCAACGGTCTTGTCGGGTACGTCCGATATCTGTACTATCGAAACGCAACTTTTTAGCAAAGTCTGCAACCACCATGCCATTGTAGTATATTTTGTCGTGGTTGTATATGCCTATTTTTAGGTTCAATATGCTAAAAAGCGCAAGTTTCGTATGAAATTCATTCGGAACTTGCGCTTTTTTATGTCTCTAGGAGGTGGGATTTGGTGGAAAGTGAAGAAAATGTAAAAGAAACAGAAGTAAAAGATAACGTAAAAGAAACGGAAATAAAAGAGACAGAAACGGAAGTTAAGGATACTAAGAATACTGAGGATCAGTCAGAAGCCAACGATACAAAAACAGAAACGGGAACTGAACTGGATCAGCAAAATTCGGAAATTCCGGAAAATCCGCAAGATGTTCTTTTGGAATCCCAACCACTTTTCACGAGCGAAATCCTTGAAACTGATAATTATACATTACAAATTGACCACCATATGACCGTTGGAGATGTGCTTGTTGCTACACTGTTAGCTGCAAATATTGCAGTAATACTGCTGTGCAGATTGCTGAGGGATCGCAAATGACAGTAAAGGAAATTTACTTTATTTATGGCGGTGCGATTGGTGGTTGTATCGCTGTGTATTTGATGGTTGTACTTATTAGTAATGCAATGAGGAGGTAGATCATGGAGGAAGAAATAACACCGACCGAAAAACCAGACCAGACAATTACTGATGATCTACCGATTCCAGAAGATGTCACAAATTTTGTTGGCACTGATGATAGCACGCTAATGGGTACTGTGTTGCAATATGTCTTTGGAAATGTTGATGTAATGGTGTTCATTGTATCGGTAATGGTGTTAGTAACAATTTTGATAATCAGTACGGATTTTATGAGGTGGAAGGGGCGTGAGTAATGCTACAACTTAGAGACATTTGGGATTTTGATTTTATGTGGGATACTTTCGCTTTTCTTTTGAAACTCGTAGCACCGTTTTTAATGATTATCATAGCAATACTAGGTGTTGGGGCGTTACTAATCATAGTTGTAATAGCAGTTAAAAAGGCTGTGAACAAATGAATCAATATAGAGTCCCTAATATCGGCACATTCTTTAGCACCGGAAACATGAACACATTTTGGGATTTCGTTGCCGTACTTTTAAAGTTTGTAGCACCAGGCGTTCTGATCGTTGTAGCTATTTTTATTGTTGGAATGGTTATCAATGCAGCTATTAAAGGATTTAAAAAGGGAGCTGATGATGATGACGATAGACGCAAAGATGATGATGAGTACGACATGAGATATTATTAAAAATTTATATTATATTCGGAGGGAAAAAAATGAAATTAGATTTAGCAGGAATTACATTACCATTTACAGCGGGAGACTTACTAACTGCGGGGGTATCTTTGCTTGCCGTTGTAGGTGCATTCGTATTATTAGGATTAGCGTTCCGAGTTGTACCAAAGCTTATTTCTCTTATTGTTAATGCATTTACAGCTGGTGGAGGACGTAGAGCAGCTTAATAACATTTGTGAGGCAGCCGGGTAGATTATTCTGCCGGGCTGTTTTTGTTTGGAGGGGACAAAATTGAAAAAAGCAGTAACGATTTTGTTGGTTTTAATAACGTTTTTGACCTCAACACAACTTGCTGAAGCTGCAAGCATTATTGAAAAAACAAGTAGTGTTTTCAGTGAGCCGAGAAAGTTTGACAGCAAGATCCGAGTAGATATAAAAGGGGCTACGGTTAAATATTTGCGACATGCAAAGTACACAAGTAAGGATCAAAAAAATGCTGTACAAGTAGCCCAGGTGAAAGGCAATAACATAACAGGATTTGCTTATAACTGTCCTGGTTACTATTTAACGAGGGCTTATAGCGATAGTGCCGGAACAAAGTTGGTTGGCTATATACGTGTACAGGTTGTTGCTAGTGATGTAACAACAAAAGGCTGTCCGGCTGTGTCCGAAGCTAAACCGTCAGCACCACCACCAGTTATTAATAAGACACATCCAATTCCGGAAGTCGATGAACCGAAAAATATGGTGAAAGATGGACAGGATTACAACGATGGCAGCACTGGTGGAGGAACTAAACCTCCAGAAAATCCGAAAGAAACGCCACAATATCTCAATGAAGAACAACAATGTAATTTGAATAATCGCAATGGAGTAACTTCATGGGAAATTAAATGGGCGGATAAACATACGAGTGGTGCAATAATGGGTCCACATTGTGTGGATATGTCGGAGTGTATGTATACCGACAAATGGTACTGTAAAGCACCATCAGAACCACCAAAAACGGCTGAGGATGATGAAGCTACAGGTGTGCCACCTAGAGCGCAATATAGTGAGTTGGTAGATCAAGAAGATTTCGGCTCATGTGGAATAGGTGACACCATTGAAAATAAAGCTGTGACGACACAGTGTGAAAGAGGTGGAGCCACCAGTCCGCCGGATGAAGAAAATGGCGGCACCGAAAACGGTGGAGAAGGTGGGAAAGAGGAAGCCGGAGCATGTGGTGAACTTTGTAAAATATTCGAGTGTCCAGGTTGGAAAGAATACCTGGGCACACTCTACGATGTTGCTGCATTTGCAGTAGGCGACGTAGAGCCACCGCCTGTTCCGGACCTTCCAAGACCAACACCACCGAATATTTTTGATGTTTTAAATGATGTAGATCAGCGGAATCCAACCAAGCCTACGGGACAAGATGGCATGGAGGATACACCTTTTGATGCTACAGATGTAAAGAATAGTGCGCCTGAAATTCCTGTTCGTGAAGATCCGACAGGAGGTTTTAATATAGTAGATCCTCTGACAACTCTACCCGAGGATGGCAGCACAGCACCAAGACCAAAAGAAAAATTAGAAGATTTACCGTATCCGGGTGGAAGTGGCAGCAAGCAAGAAGGATTACCGAAACCAAGTGATAGTGGAGAGCATAGCACGAAAGTGCCAATGCCAAAACAGCCGAGTGGCAGCGTAAAACCTAGTGACACCGGAGGAAGTGCGAAATATCCAATTCCATAAAGTTGGGGAGGTGAGGGAGTGAGTGCTACGAATGAGAATTAAGACGTTACTTGTCTTATTAGTAGTTATGTTGTTTATACAAATACCAACCGCATTTGCTGCTGAAGGTGGTTATTTTGATAAACGGCAAATTTTTAGTACTGGTGGTCAGGTTATAACAGAACTAACGGACAATAATTTGAATACAAGTGTTGATGTAAGGTATACAGGACCGTTATTCACATTTTTCGATAAAAAGGAAGACGTTGTTAAAGTTTATGTAATGCCAAGAAAAAATGAAAGTGCTTATGCATGTTATCACTTTTATTCGGATTTAGAACGGACAAAAAAAATTACTACAATCGAATTAGATACACAAAATAAAAGTGGTTGGATAGATATTGATGTAAAAGATGTAAGGGCTATAACTATAACTAAGTGCGATTCATACGGATACTCAGTGTATTTAAGTGAGGTAGATTTTGTGGTAAAAAGTCAGTTAGTTTATGAGCCTATCAGTAAAGTTAGTTCGACTGCTACCCATAATCAGATAAATTTGTCGTGGACTAAGCCGGAAAAATCTACAGCAACTCACATTATGGTTGATGGTAAAAAAATAGCTGAAACAACTGAAAGTACTTATACAATCAATAATCTTTTAGGTGATACCAATTACAAGGTTGATCTAGTTGCCGTCTATCCATTTGGAGTGTCTCCAGCTTATCATGCTGATATTAAAACTAGTGCATTGCCTGTACTAACAGATAAAGATTTTGAAATTGTTGATATATTAGCAAATTCAGCGAGGTTAGTGTTTAAATCTAAAGGTTTAAAAAATGCACCTGAATTTATATATGTTTATGACAGCAAAGGTAACTATATAGGGCAAGTTGGAGTGAGGACGGATGCTGATACATCCTACAAGTTTTCAAACCTTGAATCAGAAACTAAGTACACTTATCAAGTTAAAGGGAAGTTTGGGGATTTATTCACAGATAAAGTGACTGTTAATTTTACAACTCCAGAAGGTGACAAAGAAGTTACTAATTTAAATGCAACAGCAACAGCACAAGAAGTAAGTCTGGTGTGGAAAATGCCTGTATATAAAAATTTAGATGTTGCTCGTATCTATAGACAAAAAGAGGATACAGGGATGATTGCTCGTTTCTTTTCTTTTTTTGCGGCAGAGAGTAAATACGAACCGATTTTTGAGACGAATGGTACTACATTTAAGGATCTAACTGTTAAGGCAGATAAAGAATACACATACAAAGTAACAACGGTTGATAAGTTAGGGAATGAAACAGATGGTAAGACGGTTGTAATAAAAACTAAAAAAATGGCTGTCAGTGGTGGGGGCATAGAGACGGACGAAAACGGAGATTATGTCATCACTTGGACAAGCCCGACTTCAGGGAAAATAAAGGTTTTAGTTGGTGGTGAGCAATATGCAATTGTGGCAGCATCAGACAAAAAGATAGTAATACCAAAAGAAAAAATGAAATTCGATCTGTTTGGTAAACCGGATGTGAAGCTTGTTCCGGTTGACGACGACGGAACCGAGGGTGAAATTACTAAGCCAGGAACAGGAGGTTCCGGAGGTTCTGGAGGCGGTGGAGGATTAGGGGAAATAGTCGGTGGTGGTGAAATATCCAAGATACTTAATCCGGAAAACGTATTAAAAGGTGGTGTGCAGCTGCTTGCTGTGATCGGTGGATTTGTATTGCTAGGGTTAGCTTTTAGAGTAGTACCGAAGCTTGTCAGAATGATCCGTAATGCATTTTCAGCAAGAAGTGAAAACATCCATACCAGGAGGAGAATAGAAGAATGATCGATGTGGTGTTCGGTAAGGTATTTATGGAGGTTTTCCCTTATATTGCGCCACTAGTATTTGTAATATCAGCATTTGCGGTTGCGGATCAGTTTATAGATCTGATCCGTAATGCTTTCAATGGTGGCGGCAAGAAAACCCGTAGGTCGGGGTGATCTAGATGATCGGTAATTTGTTTAGTAAGCTGTTTGATTTTTTGATCAATTTTTTACTTTCGATAGGCAGTTTTTTGAAGGACGCTTTCCAATCACTTATGGACTTTCTGTTTGATTGTTTCAAGTGGTTAGGACAATTGCTAGAAAGATTGTTCCAGGCATTAATAGACGTACTCGTCAGTTTCTTTATGGTCATATATGAGTTGATAAAAGGTTTACTCTATTTTCTTTATATGATCGGTGTGTGTGCAGCTAAGTTGTTCCTAATTTTGTGGGAAGTAGCAAAACTAATTTGGTCATTTATTGTCGGTTTGACAACAACTTTCCAAAGTATTTTCTTTACTCCAGGAGCCGGATCAGGACATGGCTATAGTGCAATGATGGGACGTGCAGCAAGTAGCCTTAATGTGCTGCAACTGGACGTAGTAGCTTATATTTTGCTCTTTGGTATATGGCTATTTGGTGCATTTGGCGTTATTCGGATCTTCGGGTCATTACGAGGGGCGGGGGATTAATGGGCGTATTTGATGCAATAAAAACGTTTGTAGATAAGATATTCAGAGTGCCTATATCATTCCTGGATCTAGCCCGTGAAAAGTTACAAAGTTTGAATATGATCACTCGACAAGGATTGGATTTTAGTAGCTATATGTCTATTTTTAGAGATCTACCGACATCATGGCAGTTGGTACTCTCTAATTTATTACTCATGGTGGTGCTGTTAGCATCCCTAGTAATGTTCCGAGTACTTATGAGGTTGTATTTCAGTGTTAAAGCCGGGGTCAAGTGGTGGTAA